GCTTTGTAGAGGAGTACAAGGCTGGACGGCAACAAGCAACATATGCCACAAGGCTTAGCAAAGACATAGGAGAATAATGCAGTACCTGGTAACAGTCAAGGTAATTTATGGTGTGCCTTTTGCGGTAGAGGCGCAGGGCGCTGAAGAAGCGCTGCAAAGCGTAGTTCAAGGCAAGGCAGAGTCGGGGCCGCCTTTTATTCTGTCCAGCCTGCCCATAACGCAATGGTCGGTGGAACCCCTAGAGTTTGTAGATGCTCTTACAAAGATGTACAATGCATTACACGGTGTAGTTTCCATGTTTAACACAGGTATGTATGGCGTTGATTTTGAGGATGAGCGTGTAATGGCGGTGTTCAACGCCTTAAACGACGCGGCTGAGGTAATCAAAACGTCTAGCGCTATTCAAAAGGAGCTTAGTGATAGAGAGTCGAGTGGTTCAATGCCTAGTGAGGATAGCTAATGGACAAGGTTATGCAATTAAACAAGAAAATGTAGAATACCCCCTAACAGATTTTACCAATAAAATAATACAGATAAGTGCCAAGGATATGACAGTGTATCACATGGTTCATGAAGTAGCTCATATTGCTATTGTCTCTGCCATCGCCTCGTGTAGATGTTGCTTATGTTTATCTTTATTTGAACTGTGCCATAACCTACTTTTTAAGTTTCTATCATCTCTATTATCAACGTGATATTTTTTAGAATATAATTTAACTCTATGTGGGTTGTTGGCTCTCCATTTATTTGCATTTAAAAGTAAACACTCGCAACAGTTTCCAGTCTTTGTGTACCTTTCAGAGGTGTGTCCGTTAGGACATTTTTTACCAGTAAAATACCTAACAAGACCACTGTTTAAAGCATCTTTCCTTTTTATAATACGTAAGTTTTGCGTATATGCTCTATTGCTTTTGCTATTCTTTCCGTTGACATTTCTGCCCAGGTGTCTACTTGTGCTGACGATAACCATTTTTGTTCTTGCCCATCTGGCAACTTTATTGTGCCTAGAAGTTTTTCTAAGTCTTTTAGTTGGGCGTCTGTAGCTAGAACAATTTGCGTTGCCTGCTTTTCAATTACTTCTTTCCCATACAATTTTGAGAAATCGTCGTATGACCAAGTAAACGAAATTCCATCTGGAAACCCAAGCAATCTAGATTTTCTAACCTTAGCCAATCTAATAGGACCCGACTTAATTATATTTAAGCACAAATCCAATTCATATTCAAGCTTATCGTAACAATCAAACGTCGAGCCAACCTCAACGCGCTGACCTTTCCCGTCCATACCCCATTCGGATTTCTCATGCGATATAAGAATAACGTTCATGTCAATGCGCGACAGCCAGTTAACCAAGCGACGCATACGCGCCACCGCTGGTTTCTTGTCCGCACCAAACGCGTTCTTGTCACCAAGGCGCTCAGCCTCAACACTAATCGCCGTGTTAAACATCTTAGAGATGCTGTCAATTACAACCGTTTTATAGTGATGTTTTTCGGTAGCTAATGCTTGGACTTGTTCAATTACAGTGTCAAAGTCTATTGAACCCTGTTCTGGCCCAAAATACACACCGCCAGATGCCGCCAGTTTGTCTGTATAGTGTGATTGAGTCGCTCCTCCCTCCACATCAATAAAATAACAGCCAGGAAAATCCAAGGCATTGAAGGTTTTCCCAGCCCCAGGCTTACCAAATATTAAAACTTTAGGCTTTTTTGTTTCAGCTTTTTTAGGCCCTACAGCTTTTAGTTTACTCATTTTCTTCTCTCCATATTCTGTTCTTAACTATGTCGTGCACATGCTGAAAACAAATATTATACTTCCGTCCAAGTATAGATAATGAAGTTTTGCCTGTTGCATATTCCTTTCTAATATTCCTACAAATTTTCATTGTAAGTATACTATTGGGGTGATTTTCTCCCTTTGTGCCCCTGTTTTTATTTCTCATGTCACGAATATTATCTTTTTGAGTGCCAAGAAATAAATGGTCAGGATTAACACAAAGTTTGTTGTCACATTTATGCAGAACGAATAGACCGTCTTTTATTTTTCCAAAATGAATCATATAAGACATTCTATGAACACTAATGGGAGACATTGGTCTTTTTCTTCCGATTTTTCCATATCCCGCAGCAGTGGCTCCACTCCAAACCCAACACCCGTTGGGGTGTTTTTTTACCTTAGAAAAAAGCCTTTCCTTAATTGTTTTTTCCCATGTTTCCATTGTATCCTCCGTTTATATTAGTAATATACACGGAATGAAACACATCGTCAATAACATCTTTGTTGTTTTCTATTTCTACCCTAGAAAACGTTGGGTTGTTGTTGTACATTACACCATGTAATAGATAAGTCAACAGGTATTTTTAAAATTATTTTGTGCGCGCGAACGATTGAGGCGTTGACAAAGTTCCGTCCCAGGTTATTAAATGTTATTACGTTTTAACACTAAATCCCGCGCGAGAATCACACCATGGCAAAACAGAATGTTCGTAAAAGCTTCTACCTCCCTAAAGAAATCATTGTCTATTTAGAAAACCGGGCCAAGCGAGAGGACCGATCAACCAGTAACATGCTGGCCATAATATTAAAGGACATCGTAACAACCGTTAAATGATTCCGTGGGGGAAATCATGTCTAAAGAAATTGACGAGAACGGGCTTAGAAAGCCTAAAGCGGTCTACACGGTGCCGGAATACTTTGGCGTCCTAGACCAACTTGACGAGGTTGAAAGCGAGCTTGCACAGACACGTGACCAGTTGATTGATGCCCAAGATGATGTTGACTATTACAAATCACTCGTTGATTTGCCTGAGCCTAAAGATGACGGCTTAAAATACATCCATGCCAAGGACATTGACGTTGACTTAAACCAGACTGATTTTGTCCAGGGCATACTTGGTCATGGTCAGTTTTCCGTAATTTATGGGGAAAGCAACTGCGGCAAGACATTTTTTATGACTGACCTTTGCTTTCACATTGCCTTGGGCCAGGAATGGCGCGGTAGGCGTGTAGAGGGGGGAGGCGTCGTTTACGTGGCTATGGAAGGCTCTATAGGCCTAAAGAAGCGTGTGGCGGCCTTTAGGGCGCATTACGGGCAAAACCCAGACGGCTTTGTTATGGTGCCAAGCCAGGTGGACTTCATGGACCCACACGGCAACATAAAAGAGTTTGTTGGATTACTCGAGGTTGCCAAGCGTGACCTTGGCTCTATTCGCATTGTCGTAATTGATACCCTGGCCCGCGCTATCGCCGGCGGGGATGAAAATAGCGGCCAGGACATGGGTATGCTCGTAAAACATGCGGACATGATTAGGTCAAAGACTGGGGCCCACGTTTGCTTTATTCACCACAGCGGGAAAGATGCCCTTAGGGGTATGCGGGGGCATAGTTCCCTTAAAGCGGCCATTGACACAGAGATAGAGATTTCTAGGGCCAATGATGCCGATTTTAGCACCGTACGCGTGATTAAGCAGAGGGAGATGGAAAAGGGCCAGGAGATGGCCTTTGAGCTACACAAGGTCGTCCTAGGCGTTAATCCGTATGGGGAAGAGGTTTCTAGTTGTGTGGTCATTGACCGTGCACTTGAAGTTAAGGCCAAGAAGGCACCTAAGGACCCATTAACACCAGGTCAAAGATTTGTCTATGACGCGATTGTTGCGGCAATGATTGACAGCGGGAAGCAGATTGTCCCCTATAAGGGTATGCAGCCAGTTAGGGCAGTTAGCTATGACGAGATTAAGACGCATCTTGAGCGCAAGGGTTATAAAACATTCCTCAAGCTTGATGACGAATTAGACCAAAAGATTGTCGCCAGCAAGACAAAAACAACTACCTATAATGCCCGCGCCGCCCTTCAAACTAAGGGGTTCATCCATTTCAATCAGAATTGGGTGTGGTTGGCTGATATATCTGTATAGATACATATAATCTAATTAAATCAAATAGATAAGCGTTTTGGTTGTATCTTTTTATGCGCGCATAAATCGAGTACAACTTTGATATGTAAAGAATAATGTCTTTATTTATCAAAGGTTTAATTTAGATAATAATTTTCGGGATGGTTCCTGGTCGGGGTTACGCAACGGCGTCGGAACGCCTAAGCGTAACACCTGGCCATGGAAGAAGTCAAGCGGGAATTGGAAAATGGGGTAAAATAGTTTGTAATTTTGTTTCTTTTTTTAATTTGCATGGTTAGACCGTGAAATACGCAATAATATTAGTTACATTTAATGTTGACGGGCTGGGTATTTGTTGTTACATTTAATCATGGACAACAAGAACAAAGGAGAAAACAAAATGAACGCTCAAATCACAAAACAACAATGGTTCGATAATATGTGTGCATCAGTACGCCGTAAATTGGACGCAGATATGAATGATCTTGGTATGTCATATGATGATGCACGTGAGAGCGTTGAAAAACGTAGCACTGCCGGTAAAGACGTGTGGGCTGTCATGGATAAGGAGTTCGGGGTATGAACACAGCCCGTAGTAAAGCCTTGATCGAAATAGCTATCATGATCAATTCCATGGGTGACTGCACCATTGAAGACATCATTGAACGCTTAGTAATGATGTCAAATGATGATGACGTTGAATTGCGCAACTGCATCCTATTGGCCATATCTGAAGAACATAGCGGTAACCGGGAAGAGGGTGAACGAATTGCAGATAGTGTGTTTCATGCTGTGAAGGATTTAATAGCATGATTAATCTTACTTCTTATGAGTACATAGACCGAGCAGTCAGCGAACTAGATGGTTGCTTGGAGAGCGATAAGTTTGAAAAGAACTTAGACAGCGACGATAGGGCCATGATCGCAGAGGCTATGGAAATATTGACAGAACTAAGGAGATGGTATCGTGGAAAACATTAGACCATGTAAAAAATGCGGGCATCCTCCGGTGAGGTTTGAAATGAATTTTGGTTCTATCTGTATAAATCCATTCGGAGACAAGCCGTTTTCGACAGATAGGTGGGAGGCCTATTTCGGGTGTATAAACCCTGAATGCGGTAAAAATACTGATAAGGCAATCAACAAATGGAACGAAGCACAGAAATGATCCACAAAAACAGGCTTGGACGCCCGCGTAAAGAGCCAACTAAAGTTATACGTGTTCCTGTTAGCATGGTAACCGCTATTTTAAAGCTAATAAAAAAAGTTCCTTGACGGCGAATCTATATTTTTGTTAATATTCCCTTAGGACGTGCTGCCGCCTTAAAAGCATAATATCCCCTCCCTAGATGCCGCCGTGGCACGTCCACCCTCTTTTTAAAAGGACCGTTACCATGAAAAAAGGTAAGCCGAAGCCCAAGCCGCCTAAGTGCTAATATGAAACCTAACGCCTTGAAACAGGACAAGATTAGTACTATTTCGGCCCCTAAAAAGGAAATTGTATATAGGACAACTTCGGTCCTGATTCCGTATGCAAGAAACAGCCGCACGCATTCCCCGCAACAAACCCAGCAGATCGCCGCGTCCATAAAAGAGTTTGGGTTTACCAACCCTGTCTTGATTGACGAAGACAATGGCATTATAGCCGGACACGGGCGCGTACAGGCGGCGCAACTCCTTAAGATGGATGAAGTGCCGTGCATTGTGCTGGCTGGCCTGTCGGAGGCTAAAAAGCGGGCATACGTTATAGCGGACAATAAGCTGGCCATGAACGCTGGGTGGGATGATGAGATGCTGCGCCTGGAATTACAGGATTTAATTGATTCCGGCTTTGACGTGGACCTTACGGGGTTCTCGCAAGAGGAAATTGACAAGCTGATGCCCAAGCAGGTTGAGGGCTTGACGGATGAGGACGCGGTGCCTGAAACACCCGAAACGCCTGTGACGGTGCCAGGCGATATTTGGATTCTGGGCGACCACCGCCTGATGTGCGGAGATTCAACCAGTATTGAGCAGGCTGAAAAGTTAATGAATGGCGTTAATGCCGACCTTGTTTTTACAGACCCACCGTACAATGTGGCCTATTCTGGTCGAGGGCAAAATAATCTTGGGAAAATTAAAAACGATGATATGTCTGACAATGAATTTGAGCAGTTTTGTCGTGACGTATTTTCAACCTATCATGCAGTTATGAAGCCATTAGCGTGTATTTATGTGTGCCACCCCGATAGCCAGTCAGCCCCTAAATTGGCTTTTGAAAAAACCTTTGCAGAGCAATTCAAAAAGTCTAGCACAATAATCTGGATGAAGCAGTCCGCTGGAATGGGGTGGCAGGATTACCGCGCCCAGCACGAACCCATTTTGTATGGGTGGAAAGATGGTGGTAAGGGCAGCCACTTCTTTTGTGGGGATAGGACAAAGACAACCATCTGGAAGATAGGCCGGGACGCTCAAGCGAGTTATGTACACCCAACACAAAAGCCAGTTGCCCTCCCAGAAGAGGCAATAAACAATAGCAGTAAGGGGCAGGATGTTGTCCTCGACCTATTTGGTGGGTCTGGGTCAACTCTTATTGCATGCGAAAAGACTGGCCGCGTCAACCGCAGTATGGAACTCGACCCAAAGTACTGCGACGTAATCATCAAACGCTGGCAAGAATTCACAGGAAAACAAGCGACACACGCAGAAACAGGGGAGGCATTCAATGGTAATGGGGCAGCCGCTTAAATACGGAACACCTGAAAAACGCCGCAAGATGTGGGATAACTTTCTAGCTCATGTTTCTAGTGGCCTGTCTATGAAGTCATTCCCTGATTGTGACGAGGACACGTGCTTTTCTTACGCCGATAGGTTCCCCGAGGATTGCCCCTGGGAGGAGCTTGCTGAGGCGCGGCGCAAGGGATTGTTGTTCTGGGAGAAGCTAGGTGTCGCTGGTACGACTGGCAAATTGCCTGGTTTTAACCCCGCTACCTGGATCTTTAACATGAAAAACCGTGCGGGTTGGACTGATAAGGTCGACAACACTTTGATAGGTCCTAATGGAGGGTCCATACAAATAGATAATAAGATAGACATAACTTCTAAACTATTAGCCCTCATGCCCACAGAGGAGCTTAAGGCAATACTCAATGAAAATAGAAGCGACGCCACGACAGATTGAGCTAGAGATTGCACGACGCGCCCAGAATAAAATAGACTATTGGTTCCCTGAAATGGGGCCCTTCGCCTATCATAAATACCCCAAGCACATGCAATTCTTTGCCGATGGTGCGCTCTTTAGAGAGCGTGTCCTTATGGCTGCCAACCGTGTTGGAAAGACCGAAGGCGGGGCATACGAGGTTGCGTGCCACTTAACCGGTGAATATCCTGATTGGTGGGTCGGAAAACGGTTTAATCAACCGGTTAATGCCCTTGTCGCTGGCGAAACTGGCAAGCTTGTGCGCGACTCAATACAGTCTAAGTTATTAGGCCCTGCCGGGTATCAGGGTACTGGAATGATACGCGGCAGCGCAATAATGGACAAGCGGAGTAAATCAGGGATACCAGACGCCGTTGACGTTGCCTATATACGCCATTCGACGGGCGGGCCGTCTATTCTACAATTCCAGTCCTATGACCAAGGGCGAGAGGCTTTCCAGTCAACAGAACGTGACATTATATGGTTTGACGAGGAGCCACCAATAGCCGTCTATTCAGAGGGCCTTATCCGTACAATGACCACAAACGGGATAGTCATATCAACATTCACGCCGTTAAAGGGCGTATCTGAAACGGTTATAAGTTTACAGGATAAGCATACCCAAGGCCTTATATCATTAACGATTGCCACTTGGGATGACGCGCCACACTTAAGCGAAAAAGACAAAGCAGATATGATGGCATCCTTGCCGCCTCACCAAAGGGATGCGCGGTCTAAGGGTGTGCCAGCCCTTGGGTCTGGGGCTGTGTACCAGGTGCCGGAAAGAGATATTATTTGCGAGCCATTCGATATCCCAGAGCACTTTAAAAAGCTTTATGGCCTTGATGTTGGCTGGAACAACACCGCCGCATGTTGGGGCGCGCTCGACCCCGAATCCGGTGTCATTTATGTCACGTCCGATTACAAGCGAGGACAAGCCGAACCGGCTGTGCACGCCGCAGCTATCAGGGCCCGTGGCCCGTGGATGACTGGGGCGATTGACCCTGCAAGCCGTGGCCGGTCGCAACATGACGGGGAGCAGTTAATCAACCTGTATCGAGTGCAAGAGCTAAAGTTAATGCTTGCCGACAACGCTGTTGAGGCTGGGGTGTTTGACGTTTACGAACGATTATCGACGGGCCGGATCAAGGTTTTTAAGACGTGTTCCCAATTCTTCGAGGAATACCGCCTTTATCGCCGCGATGAACGCGGCAAGATAGTCAAGCAAAACGACCATATTATGGATGCCTTTAGGTACATGGTTAGAAGCATTGTTGAATACGGCTCAACTAAAATCCTAAACAAGCCGGACCCCTACGCCAGGAACGATTCGCGTAATTTATCATATATGGGTTATTGATTTCATATTGGTAACAATGTTATACTGTCTATCACCACAGACATTCGTCGTGGTTTATCAGGCGCGCATTATAAGCACAGCCCTAAAAAGATTAACATCTTTAAGGGTTTTCTATGCCTGAAATTGTCCAAAAATCTGACATTGTTGAACGCGCTCAAGACAACTACAAACGCGACAAAGAGCATTGGGACGATAATTACCGCAAAGCGTTAGATGACCTAGAGTTTCTGTCAGACGACGACTTTGCCCAATGGGACCCCAAGGATTACCAAGCCCGCGTGCAAGCCGGTAAACCCGCCATCACCGTCGATCAACTATCCCAATTCTGCCACCAAGTTATTAACGAAGCGCGTATGAACACGCCGTCTATTGGCATTATTCCTGCCGACGGCGAATCGTCAATGGAAAACGCCGAGTTAATCAAGGGCCTTATTCGTAATATCGAATATGTATCAGGTGCCGACGATGCATACGACACGGCTGTCAACTACAGCGTTAAGTCATCCATTGGCTTTATTCGCGTTGACTTTGATTATGTTGACGAAACATCGGACGATCTAGAGCTACTCATTCGTGGCGTTAAGAACCCGTCGGCGGTCTTGATTGATTGCGAATCTACCGAATCCGACGGCTCGGACGCTATGCATGCGTTTGTTGTCGATAAAGTCACCGTCGAGAAATTTAAACTACAATACCCCGATAAAGAAGTTTGCTGTTTCGATAATGACACAATGTCATTTAAGGACGGCGAATTTATCACCGTTGCTGAGTACTTCGAGATAGAGGAAGTGCCAGCAGGCAAGACACCGGGTGGCCGCGAGATTAAGAAAAAGGTCGTTAAGCGGTACAAGCTGTCGGGCAAGGAAGTACTAGAGGAATCAGTATTCCCCGGTAAATATATCCCTGTTGTGCCTGTATACGGCGAAGAAGCTTGGATTGACGGCAAGCGGCACCTGTTGAGCCTTATTCGCAAGGCCAAAGGCCCGCAACAGATGTATAACTATTGGAAGTCCATCGAGACGGAACTTCTACAGAAACAATCCCGCGCCAACTTTATTGCCGCCGCTGGTCAAACAGAGGACTACGCGGAAGACTGGACCAACCCAGACAAGGCCGTTGTGTTGCGCTACAAGGCGACCGACTCACTTGGTAATCCCATCGGTATGCCGCAAAAGCTACCGCCCCCAGATAGCCCCATTGCCTTTATCAACGCATCACGCATGGCGATTGATGACATCAAGGCCACGATGGGCATTTATAATGCATCCTTGGGTATGCAGTCCAATGAGACATCGGGCATCGCCATTCAACGTCGTCAACAAGAAGGTGACGTTGCAACTTTCCACTTCCTAGACAACCGCGACAAAGCCATTACCCAAATCGGGCGCATTCTGGTTTGTGCCATCCCTGAAGTTTACAACACGCCGCGCGCCCTACGGATTATTGGCGAAGAAGAAGACCAAAAAGTCGTGGGCGTCAACGGCATGATGATGCCTGAACAAAAAGAAGAATATGACCTGTTGCGCGGTAAGTACGACGTTAAGGTCGTGACAGGTGCACCGTTCACCACACGTCGCCAAGAGGCTGCCGACTTCTTTACGCAAATCGTCACGTCACAGCCACAACTCATGACAGTCATGGGCGACTTGCTGTTTAAGAATATGGACTTCGCCGGCGCTGAAGCCATGTCGTCACGCATGAAAAAGCTGGTCGATCCCAAGCTCTTAGAAGATGACGACAATGTTGACCCCATGACGCAGCAGCTTGCTATGCAGCTTGAACAGGCGCAGGCGCAATTCCAGATGGCGCAACAAGAAATGACTGCGTTGCAAAAGCAATTAGAAGACAAGTCAGCCGAGTTAAACATCAAGGCGCAATCAGAGGCTATCAAGGCCGACGATAACCAGGCCCAGAACCAACTAGAAGCCCTGCGTATCCAGACCGATGAACGCATGAAACAAGCCGAGCTAGAGCTTAAAGCCGCCGAGCTTGCCCTTAAATCCCGCCAACTCGACATCGAAGAGCAAAAGATTATGGCCGAGCTGTCCATGAAAAACCAACAGATGGAAATGGACCAGGCCAACGAAATGATTAAGCGTGCGGACGATATCGCAGCGCAGACGCCACAAGTGGTTGTCACAGAAATCGGGGGCTATCCCTGATACGCATTGCATATTGCATGCGTCATATAAAATGAGGTATACTTATGACTGACACTCTGGACATTCAGTCCGCCGCGCCCTCAGAGGCTGCCACCGTACCTGAAGTCGAGACCGCCGCTAAAGAAACACCTGAGTCAGAGGCTGAGCAATCGCCAGACGATGCCAAGCCAGAAGACGAAATGGTTGTTTTCCCAAAGAAGGCAATTAACGCGTTAGCCCATCGCGATAGAAAAATAGGCAAGCTAAAAGCTGAAACCGCCGCTCTGCGTGCCGAGTTAGACCAATTTAGGTCATCTCAGGCAACCAATCAGAAAACCCCCAATACACAACAAGCTACCGCCAATAATGGTCCACAAGAGGACGATTTTGACAGTTATGGGGACTATCTAATCGCACGTGCCAAGTTTGAGCTGAAGCAAGAACAACAAGGCGAGACATCTAAAAGACAAGCCGAGCAAGTTTCGGCGCAAAAAGCCCAGTGGGCCGCAGAACGTGAACAAACCATTGCATCTAAAGTGGTTGATTACAAGAAAACGGTTCCGGACTTTGAAAGCGTCGTAAACGAAGCGGCTGATATTGCAGATGACTTTCCGGAATACATTGTTGATGCTTTCTATGAAGCGGATGATGGCGCGTTAGCGTTCTACAATCTCGCAAAGCAAGGGAAGCTTGAGGCACTAGCGTCTATGTCCCCCACACGGGCGGCCATGGAAATCGCCAAGGCTCAAGGTTCATTACCTGTATTTCAACAAAACCAAACAAACACTCTTAGACCAATGGCCCCGGCCAGAGGGACAGGGGTTACATCAAAACCACTTTCTGACCTATCGGAAGCTGAGCTTCTAAAACGTTGGAAACTTTAACCTTAAAGGAAGACTATCATGGCTAACGTAAACAATACCATCAAAGGGGGCCCTGGCCTCTTTTTGAAAGCTGCCGCTAAACTCTTGGAAGATGAATTACAATTCACCAAGTCAATCGAAAAGGCCCCGGCCGAAGATTACAATGGTAAAAACGGCTACTCGGCCGGCGATACCGTGTACATCAGCAAGCCAGCTCGTTATGTACCCCAAACCACGTCTGACATTACTTCAAGCATTCAAGACAGCGTTGAAGAAAAAGTCGCCTTGGTTCTGGACATCAACTCGACTGTCGGTATGCAGTTGAGCTCGTTGGAACTCGCAACCGAAGTGCAAGTTAAAGACGCCGTTGAGCGTTTTGGTAAGCCCGCTGTTTCAGCGATTGCCCAGAACGTCGAGCAGCGTATGTTGCAAGCGATGACCCGCGCGACCTACAACCAAGTTGGTACAGCTGGTTCAACCCAGTTTGCGCCCGATGACATCTTGGCGGCACGTGAAAAAGTCAACAAGTTCTTGTGCCCGAAGGATGACAGCCGTTATTTCCTGTCTGATTCGACCGCCAATCGCTTGGCTGTTGGTGCTCGTAAAGGTCTGTTCCAATCAGCTTCGGAAATTGCTGAACAGTACAAAATGGGCGCAGTTGGTAAAGCTGACAGCTTCACTTGGTTAGAAAACGAACTGTTGTACGTCCACACACGCGGCACACAAGCCGTGACCGGTGCGACTGTTAACGGTACGCTCTCGGGCCAAGGCGTTGCAACGATGAACGTAACCGGCACCTCGGGCGGTACGCTCAAGGCTGGCGACGTGTTCACGGTTGCTAACGTGTTCGCTGTTCATCCGATCACCAAGCAAGTTTATCCTTTCTTGCAACAGTTTGTTGTGACTGCGGATAACACTGCTTCGGGTACGGCTTATACTGGCGTGACGTTCTCCCCGGCTATCTACACAACCGGCGGTCGTCAAAACGTCAACTCGTTCCCACAAGGTTCGGCTGCTATCGTCATCCAAAGTGGCGCAGTAAGCACGTCCTTCACGAACAGCTTGGCTTACCACAAGTCGGCTTTCCGTATGGTCTCTGTACCGTTGGTAATGCCGAAATATGCTGAAATCGCTGAACAGTACACCTCGGAAGCTGGTTTCACCATCGCCTTGATCCGTGACTTCGACGTTCTGCAACGCCGCATGATTACCCGCCTTGACTTCCTTGGTGGTGTGGCCGCTGTGCGTCCGGAATGGGCTTGCCGCGTAACTGCTTAAGATAATTGACGGGGGTGTAAAAACCCCCGTCTTTCTTAATTTTAATTAAAAGGAATAAAAAATATGTCTACAGGAATCACAATGGGGAACGCCTCAAACGTTTCCTTGGTTACCGTAACTTTTGACGTTGCATCGGTTGCAGCCGCTACCACGGTGCAACAAACTGTGACAGTGCCGGGCGTACAACTTAACGATTACGTTGTTGTTACAAACGGAACACACACAGCCGGGTTGTATTTTGGGCAGTGTCGTCCAAGTGCGGCAAACTCTGTTTTTATAACGATTGCCAACGTGACCGCTGGTGCCCTCGATCCAGCTTCGCAAACTCTGACTTTCTTGGTCGTGCGCGCTGAATCACAACCGATTAAAACTATTGTAGCTGACTAATTTAATGCCCCCTAACGGGGGCGTTATTTAACATTTTGAAAGGTTTATAAAATGAGCAACCCCGCAGATATTAATAGCGCGCAGTATGTCCTCGCTTCTTTATCAACAGCTAGCGCGGCTGTTACGGTAGAAGAAATATATAAAAGAATTTCCCGTGTAATTGTTGACAATACAGCCGGTTCCTCCCCTGTATTTGTTGTCTCTGGCATAACATCACCGACCGCTGTATTCCCTAGCTCTGCTACGGTAGCTTCTGTTGGCTCGGTGGTTGGTGCCGGTACAGTGCAAACATACATGAAGGACCCAAACCATAATTTTATCGCTGCGATTCGCCAAAGCGGAACGGCTGACTTGTATATCAAACTAACCCAAGGTGATTAATCATGGCAACTGGCCTTGATATTATCAAAGGGGCTTTACGCAAGATTGGGGCCTTGACTAAGAGCGAGGCCCCAGACGGCGACGAGGCACAAGACGCCTTGAACACCTTAAACGCTATCTTGTCATCTTGGTCAAACGAGGCGAACAAGGTTTATGCCCGCACGACTGAAACATTTAATACCGTAACAAACACGGCAAGCTATACTATTGGCACAGGTGCCACGTTTAATACGTCGCGCCCTATCAAGATTATAAGCGCTTATACAAGAAATGGTGGCAGTGATGATTATCCAGCTGATATTATTACTGACGAAAACTACGCTATTATTTGCCAAAAAGCTGTTAATGGCCGCCCATATTATTTAAACTACACAACTGCATACCCGAATGGCGTCATTAAACTGTGGCCCGTGCCTGACAAGGTTTACCCCCTTACGCTTGTTTCTGAAAAAGAACTATCGAGCGTGACATTGGCTGGCGATGTAGCTTTCCCGCCGGGATGGGAGCGTGCTTTGACTTATGCCCTGGCTGTTGACCTGGCCCCTGAATACGGCCAGCCAGTCGATCAAGCCCTTTATTCTGTTGCCCAAGATGCCATTGCCAAAATCGAGGCTGGTATTATGCGCACGCGGTCAATGGATCAAGTTAATCAATTGTCGGTCTGGAATATATTTACTGGATACAACCAAAGATAAAGGTGCGTCGTGAAAATTGGACTTGTCGGCCCCTCTTATCAACAAAGATCGCTGCCTTTCGATGCACAGCGGACGATTAACCTTTTTCCTGTTTTTGACGAGCAAGGTAAAGAGGTTGCAGCGTTGTACGGAACTCCTGGCCTGGAAGCTTTTGCAACAGCAGGAGACGGGCCGGTCCGTGGTGGTTTTGCGAGTACGAACGGTCGCGTTTTCTTTGTCTCTGGCGACTCTCTCTATGAAGTCTTATCCGCTGGCGGCGCGGCGACGTTTCGCGGCACGTTAAACACAAGTACGGGCAACGTCACGATTGACGAAAACGCCACGCAGCTTTTTATCTGTGACCAAGAAGACGGTTATATCTTAACCTATTCATCAAACATCTTTGCCCAAGTTACTAGTGCTTTCCCCTTGGCGGGCACTGTTACATTTATCGATGGTTACTTTGTTGTAAATCAAAATGATACGGGAAAATTTTATGTCTCGGCTTTAAACGATGGTTTTACCTGGGATGCGCTAGACTTTGCCACCGCAGAAAGTAGCCCCGACAGACTTGTGCGTGTTGTCCGGGCAATTGGGCAATTGTGGCTTTTAGGCAACAAAACATCTGAAATCTGGACCAACACGGGCACCGCGTCTTTCCCATTCCAAAAGATATCAGGCGCCGAGCTAACAACGGGCACCATGGCCGCGCATACGGCTGTTGAGATGGGTTCTACCTTGTATTGGGTGGGTGAGTCAGACGAAGGGCGCGGGATTGTCTACCGGGCAAATGGGTTCACGCCGCAGCGTATTTCTACCGAGGCAATAGAGATATTTATTTCTAAGGCAACAAGCCCTGACAACTTGTCGGCTTTCAAATACCAACAAGACGGGCACGAATTTTACATCTTAACGGGCGGCGGCCTAGAAACCACACTCGTTTATGACATCACGACAAACCTATGGCATGAACGGTCATTCTTAAACGAACTTGGTGTGTCAGAAACGCACCTCATGACCTGCGTCGTTTTTGGCTTTGGTTATTACTTAGTTGGTGACCGACGCAACGGAAATATTTACAAAATGAAGCTTGACGTGTATAATGATAACGGCTCGGCTATTGCTAGAGAGCGTATTTATACACACCTAAGCGACGAAGGCCGCCGCGTGCGTTATAATAAATTACGTATAGGCTTTGAGACGGGCGTAGGCCTCCAGACTGGTCAGGGTTCAGACCCTCAAGTCAACTTGCAGCTAAGTCGCGATGGCGCAAGGACATTTTCAGATTCATTTACGGCTAGCTTAGGTGCAGTCGGTCAATATAGATCGAGTGTTGAATTTCGCCGTCTTGGCATTGCTGAGCAAATGACTTTCAAGATTCGTGTCACAGACCCCGTTAAAGTTGCAATTATAGGTTCTTATCTAGAATGACCTCGAACGTCGCACCACCGCCAGTACGTGATTTTATCATTGGCCCAGACGGCAAGACAAACCTGTCTTGGGTGCTGTTCTTTAATAACATATTTGAGGGTGACACGGGGGCACTGTGGACGCCAACCTTTACAAACCTGACTACAGTAGGTACGCCCACGATTACGGGTAAATACCTTATGTTGACACGGCGTGTGGTGTATTTTTGGGCCAAAATTGTACCGGCAACCAGTACATCGTCAACCGCTGGCACGACGTATATTAACAACTTCCCTCTTACTTTTGCCTCTGATGGCATTGTTTTTGCGGTGACTGGCAACCTTGGGGATGGCCCTGGTCACATTGTATCAAGCAATAATAGAATTTATACACCATCTTGGAGTGGGGTAACGGTGCCCCTAACTGTGGTTGGAATTGGAGAGGTGACAATATGAAACAAGAAATTCAGAAAATAGCTGATAAAGGCCGTATGGGAGATAGTGTTGTTGCACACCTTACCCCAGGCGAGATCGTTTTGCCGCGTGAAGTTATAAATGACCCAGAAATGACATATATGCTTAAGCAATATTTTATTAGAAAAGATATTCCTTTTGATCGTTTTGTTGTTGGAACGGAAGAGAACAGCATAAATCCC